TCCTCTTGCTCTTGACGGGTTAGCCTATCCCATGACTTCTCGGCAGCCCTGCGGCCTTGTTTGCGAGGGTATAGGGCATAAAAATCAGAAAAGTTCATTTCTCACTCGCTTTCTTTAGTATTGCTCTAGCAAATTCAATGTAAAACAAATTTGTACTGGCATAACGACCTTGGTCTTTTACAAACTTATTTGTAAGAACTGTAATTATTTCCTCATCTGTTAGTGTCTTTGCTGGATGGGTGTAGAGTGGAATAGCAGTTTCAAACTCATAGGTTGCTAACACGGTTCTACCGTCTAAATCAACACTCATCCACGCTACTGGTTCATTGTTCATTACACTTGCACCGCTATCCACAATATGTGGCGGGGATGAAGTTACAGATCCACCATTTACATTAATGGTCAATGAGCCGTCTTTTTCTGCAAGAATACGATCTTCGGTTGTAAAGGTTGTCATGTAGTCACCTTGCTTTTATACCTTGGTATGTTGATCCGTTCAAAACAGGCGGTACATTTCCACCTGTTAATCTTTCCTGCTTTAATCATCTTGCCGTAGTCTGTTGGGCGCATTACTTGGCAGCTAGTACAGTATCGTTTTTCAGTCATGGTTTACCCAAAAATATAAGATTGCAGCTAATACCATCATGGTTGCAAATACGGCAAATACACCAATTGCAAAGACCACCATTATGGTTTCAATCATTGAAATACCCGAACACTAGGTGGGCTTGAGGGTGTCATTGGTATGGTGTATTGGGGAATACCAATAGCTGACCCTTGTGGTGTTACGATTTGGTTGGGGTAAACCGTCAATGGTTGGCCTACCGTATTGCCTTGCGGTGTTAATAAATTAACCGAATTGCCGTTTTGCTGGATATAGCCAGTAACTTGGCCCTGCGGGTTTGTAATTACATAAGTTTGGGCGGCAGCATCTTGCATACCTAACCCTAAAATGTAACCAATAAAAAAGATAATGGTTTCCTTCATGTCTATCTCACTTTTCTTAAAGTACGCCCCCGCAGGGGCTAGGGTTTAAATTGGAAACTGGATTCTGCGATCTTCCCACTCTGAAATGATCCGCTCCATTTTTTGCTTAATCTTTTTGCTAGGATAACGACCAGTTGCGGTGTAGGCGTTTAAGGCATCATTATCCCAAACCCAATACTTATACCCGTTGTCAAAGCTATATTGAAAATAATATCTAGAGGTTAAATCAATTTTGTCTTTGCTGATAACTTTCATTTCTATCTCACTTTTCTAAAAGTAGCCCCCTAGGGGGCAGTTAATTATCTGTCGTACTTGTTTGTTACATCAAACTTGTCAGCAATTGCGTCTTGTTCCTTGCCAGCCAAATAAAGGCTTAATGCTTCTTTTTGAATAGGCAGTAAATCTGATTGATTTTTAATCATGGAACAAACAACTTTAGCTAACGCTGTATCAGCAGATAAATTGTTGTCAGGTTCATCTCTGTAATCTTTGATGATGCTGTAAATTTGCTTGGAGTACATTTTGTTGCCTTTCTCACTTTGATTAAGTAAGACCAGTTTATTAAGGTAGCTTAACCATGTCAACACTTTTCTGCATATTTATAAAAATATTTTTAGTTGTTGTTTTTTTACACATAGCTTGCCCAAAGGTGATAGCACCCCATCCATTCAAGAAGTTGGTCTTGAACTAATGCTCCCAAAGGTAGTGTTCAATCGTTATAAGGTTGTCTATCACCATTGTCCTTGTAACTTGTGTAGTACCCACTCAAGTCTACGGGGCTTGCTGTCAGGTGTAAACCAGCCCATGTTCTGTTCCACGCCACCCATTTAGGTGCTTAATATCGTTTGGAGTACGAATGGGACAGGCAATAAAAAAGGGCTTTAGGGGTGGCTTTGTGCTAGAACGGCTTAAGAAATGCCTCTTATCTCATTTCCTAAACCCACAAAATCACCTCTAAAACCCTTACTTATCGAGTGTTCTAGTCCTCAATAATTAAATTCTACTACAAGTTATTCCAACTCAGGCCAAATTAATTTATGGTTATGCGGAAATAAGGTTTTACGGGTAATTAACCCGTGTGATTCTTTTTCTAATGTTGCAGCTAGGATCACCAGCTTATCTTGCGGAATATCCCCGTTCTGCCACATAGATACGGCAGGTACAGATACCCCGACTATCTTGGATACACGGGTACATCCACCTAATAATTTGATAATTGCTGTTGCGTTCATGTAAGGTATCTTAACTTATTTACAACACTTTAGCAAATACTTGTTGACTTGTGGTTTAAGGCATCTTAATATCTTAGGTACGGTATGTGCCGTGTTAACTACCCAAGCGGGTGAGAAAGAGTAAATATGAGTGACTATGACCAGCAGTTAGCTGACCAAGTTCAGACTGAATTTGAGTTAGACGAAACCTTTAAAGACTTGGAAGATGGTGTACTTCTTACCAATCGTCAAATTGACCTACTACGCCATTGCTGCGGCTTTCCTAAACGCAACACCCATGTAAATCCTGTATTGCGTGATGTTGTCAATGACATTGGCAATTGCTTTGGCAACCCTTTAAATACATTTCCTAAAATTTGGAGCAAATAAATGATTATTTCCGATAGCAGCAAAGAGTTTAAGATTGCCCCAGCAGGGCTGCATATGGCCCGTTTGTACAGCGTCATTGATCTAGGGCATCAAGCTACCGAATGGGCTGGCGAAACCAAGATCATGCACAAGGTCGTATTTACTTGGGAACTGCACGGTGATGACGATGCAGGGCTACCGCTAAAAACAGACGATGGTAAGCCTTTAATCGTGTCCAAGCGATATACCGTCAGTTTAGGCGATCAAGCACGGTTACGGCAAGACTTAGAAAGCTGGTCAAATAAAAAGATGACTGCGGAAGATCGCAAAAACTTTGACTTAAAAGGCTTGCTGGGTAAGTTCTGCATGGTCAACATCACGCATAGTGAAGATGGCAAATACGCTAACATCAGCGGTATCAGCCCAGTTCCTAGCGCATTGCGTAGTGTGCAGCCCGAGGGCATCAACCCAGTATTGCACTTTTGGCTGGCTGAGTTTGACCAAGCAAAGTACGATTCTTTGCCTAAGTACTACAAAGAAAAGATTGCAGAAAGTAGTGAGTGGCGGGGGCAGAAGCAGCGTGAAGCTGATGTGCCTAAAGTTGAAGATGTAAAACTTGACGATATTCCATTTTAAGGGGAACAACATGAAAAAATTATTTGTAGGTATTTGCTTTTCTTTGACAGCTACTTTGGTATATGCAAACTGCACTACGCATACCCTTATGCAAGGCGGTCGTTTTGTAACTTGTACAACTTGCTGCTATGGTGGCAATTGCAACACTACCTGTTATTAAGGCGCACATGATAGTTAAAGAAAAGGTGACAGAAAATGGTCATTGGTACACAAAAGACGGCACTCCAGCCTATACAACCATCGGCAAGACTGGTGAACGGGCAACCACGCTTCGTGACGCACGGAAACTCGGACTTTTGCCAAGTGTTACAACAATTAACGGAATGCTATCGAAAGCAGGGCTTGATACATGGAAGCAGCAACAAGTCCTCTTAGCCGCTTTAACCCTGCCTAGACAGCCTGACGAACCTGAAGCTGACTGGCTGGCTAGGGTAATGCAAGATAGCAAGGCTACGGGTCGGGAAGCTGCGGAACGGGGTACGGCTATTCATGCGGTTATTGAAGCCTATTTCGATCAGGTGTATATGCCTGAAAAGCCACCGTACTTGGATGCAGTTAGCAAAGCCTTGCTGGATGCGTTTGGAAACCAGCTATGGCTTCCTGAGAAGTCTTTTGGGCATCCGCTAGGGTTTGGTGGCAAATGCGACCTGATGGCTAAAAACGGCTTTGTAGTCGATTTTAAGACCAAAGACACGAACCTAGACAAAGTTGATGTTTACTTTGAACATGAGATGCAACTGGCGGCATACCGTGAGGGTCTTGGAGTACCTAATGCAAAGTGCGCTATTGTGTTTGTCAACGGCACTACCAATCAGGTAAAGCTGATTGAAATTGAGGAGCAAAAGCTACAAAATGGCTGGGAATGCTTCCAACATCTGCTACGGGTCTATCAGATCAAGAACGGAATATAATGCGGTATGGGCGGTGGGGTAGACAAAATCTATGCTCCTTCACGGGACTACCGCCCACCATCTTAGGGCGTTAAGCCGCCATAGTAGGATGCAGTAATTAGGGAATTTTGCGGCTTTCTGCCCTATTTGTAGCAACTGCTAAATACTGCCCAAATATTTTTTTACTTTTGTTGTTTTTTTGTAAAAAAGTGCTTGCTTTATTAAGTTGGCTTAACTAAACTGGAGTTACTCCATTGGGGAGTGAGATAGAAAAAGGAGCAGCAAATGGACTACGAAAAAGAAATCGCAATGTTTGGTACTACTCTTGGTGTTGTAGAAGCCAACATAGAAAACGCCAGCAACATCAATATGCGTTTAATGGGTATGTTGTCCGATGTTCAAACGCTTATGCAACAAGGCAGCATTGTTGAAGCAAACCAATTAATTAACCGTGTTAAGTACTACTTTGCAGAATACACAGATACCCGTAATTTGGTATTTGCAGGTGATAAAGTTTAATTAAACGCCCTTCGGGGCATACTTTTGAAAAGTGAGATAGAGATGAAAAATATTAATAGATATGTTCCAAAAGGCTTTCAACTCATTAAAGCTGTACCCGAGTTAGGTCTTGAAGTTTACGGAATATACAGCCCAAAAGTGCTTGCTATTTGCTTTGCAGGCAAAAGAAGCAAGTCTGACTGGTACTACAGCTTTTCTAATGTTGAGTGCTTAAACAAAAAGATTGACCAAACCATTGAGGGTTTAAACGCTGCAATAGCCGCCAAAATGGAAAAGAAAGTACTTAGAACCAAGAAAGCGGATGTTTCTGTTGGTGATGTATTTAGGGCTTCTTGGGGTTACGATCAGACCAATATTGACTATTACCAAGTTGTTTCAGTAATTGGCAAGATGGTTGAAGTTTGCAAGATTGGCAGCGAGGGTCAAGACGATTGCTTTATGTCAGGTATGTGTGTTCCAGTAGTTGACAACTTTATCGGTAAGCCTTTTAAGAAGTTGGCGCAATGCTGTGAATACGGTGGTGAAGCAAGAATCAAGATTAATAGTTTTTGTAGTGCTTACAAAATGAAGCCTGTTGCAATGATTGGCAATAAGGCAGTTTATGAAGCCAGCAGATATTCTTACTACGCATAAGGGGGTTATATGGACATCAAGATATTAGAAAAAAGTTTAGCTGGTCAGCAGTTTGTTTTGAAATTCAGCAAAAACCCTGTGCAGATTGAAAGAGTTAAAAAAGCGATATACAGACTAGAAAATCAGATTTTAGCCATTAAGAAAGGTATGAAATGAACTTAGAAAAATTACAAAGCAAATTACCAGTATTGCCAAATTTTAGGTTTATTGGCAATGATTTGGTAGAAGTACTGGAAAAGCCATGCAGCTTTATTAGGGATGACAGGTTGTTTATCAGCGGTGAAAACGGTGACAATGCCTGTGATTACTATGGCGAATTTAGGGGTGGCTTTCCTTACATCAACCCAGCTTTAGAGGAGTTTGCAGCTAAAAACGGTGGGTATTTTGATTGGGAAAATCCAGCTTGTATCGTATTTTGTAAAAATTAAAGGGGCTATCATGCTACAGAGTGAAAAAGATTCAGAACGGTTTTATGAAGCGCAGCGCAAGTTTGAGCAACGCCAGCGTATGATCGATAAGGGTTGGGGCGATGTAAAAGCCTACAAAGCCTTAGAAGCTGAGAAAAAGCGAAAAGATCGCATGGAATCTATCCGTTTGTTTATTCTTGGCGGTCTGTTTGCGGTGGTCTTTTGTGTGCTTTTCTTTGGTGCTAATTACTTGATTAACGGGTACACAATATGAATAACAAGTGGACTAAAGAAAACTTTGAACTGTACGATGCCAGCCACCCTGAAATATGGGAAATGTTTGTCAAGTTCTCATTACAGGTGGCAGCTAAACGCAAGTACTTCTCGGCTAAATGCGTCTTTCACCGTGTTCGCTGGGAAACCGTTGTAGGTAATTCAGGCGATTTTAAGATTGATGACGGCTGGATCAGTCATTATGCCCGTAAGTTTGCTAAAGAGTACCCTGAACACGAAAACTTGTTTGAGTTTAGGGTTCGTAAGCAAAGCTACCACAACGACCACTACGCCCCGTTTTAAGCGTAGGGTCTAGTACCGCTGCGGTCAATAATTAAAGACTGTCTGCGAGGAGTATCGCCAGCAGTATTAGGCACAGAAATATGTGTCCAGCGGTCAAATTCTCGAATAATTTGGTCATATCCAATCCCCGATGCAATTACAGCCTTTACGACTTCATCGGGGGTCATGCTCGGTACTCGTATATCTGCGGCACAACCAATCCGATGCTGGCTAGTGTCCTTTGATCCTACCGCATCATTTACCTGTTTGCAACGGAATGCCGAGTTAATCATTACGGGTTTGCCACCCAGTACCGTTTTTACTTCTTCTAAGAAGTTGGCTAGGCGCACAAGGTTAGCCATCTCGGTAGCGTTTGGCGTATTGTCAAACTGGCGGTGATCCGTATGGGTCAGTTCATCAAGGGTGAAATGTTCGGATAGGTTCATTTTTTCATCATCTCCTGAATTTCTTTGTTTTTATCCTTGCTGCCTTGGCTTGATCCAAAGTAAAACGATAAGACTTGACCTGCGCTACTGGTAATAAATCCAAGTGCAAAAATCACCATTTGTTGCTGGTCTACAGGTACATCACGAAACATCAAAATAGCGATAAACATAAACGCAAGCGATACCGTACCCAATGCAAGGATCGGTACAACAGATTTGTCTAGCTTGGTAGCGTATTGCGATGTAGCGACTTCTGAATAGGCTTTACGGGCAGAATCACGGTCTGCGGCTTCCAGTTTGGCGTACTCAAGGTCTAATTCTTTGAGTTTGAGGGTCATCTCAGGGTTGCCAGTCAAAGCGGCTGTAACGCCTTCTATGGTGTCATCGGGTATGCCTAGCTTAGAAGCGATCCAGCCCACAGCAGCACCGCCAGCAGGCCCAGCAACAGCAGTAGCCAAGACAGGAGCAACGCCTTTAAGAAGTCCAATTAGGGTATCCATCATTTTTTGGTTCTTTCCTCGATCAATTTAACCCGTACATGAAGTTCATGCAGTTCTTTATAAATTTCTTCCCGTTGTTTGGCCCTGCGTTCTGCGGATATTGGGCTGTCTGTGGGCACACCTTCAGAAGTAATTAGGGCTGGCATTTTGCCTTCAATTTGGGTAAGACGGGTTTGAAATGAAGATACTTGACCGAGCAGCCAAGCTATACAGGCTACCAATATTGGAATTACCGCCTTGAGTACATCCTGCATATTCATTTAAAACGCCCCCAAAATAAACTTTAGCCACAATGTCACCATCAGCGCAGCCATAAAACAGTAAAACTGTACACGCCTAACCGCTTTTAAATCGTGTTGAAATTCCTCGTTATTTTTGCGTTCCATGTTTTCAATGTCTAGCTTGATCCTAAGTAACGCATCCCACTCTTTTGCACCGTACTGCTTTACAAACTTAATTTTTAAATCTGCTTCTTCGTCTGATATTTGTTTCTTGCGCTTCCATTCTTCTAATGCCTTGACTAACGCTCGTTCTTTCTTAAACTCTGCTTCCCGTCTTGCCCGTATGCGCTCTTGCGCTTTTTGCTGCGCTACATCAACTGCATCTTTTTGTATGTTTTCAATCTGTTTACTTACAGATTTACTGGCTTCACGGGCAGAATCTAAACCGCCACTTAGCCCTTTTGCCCCTTCAGACAACCCAAGTAAATCAGACACTTCATTTACTTACTGGAAAACCAATGTGCGACAAAACCCATGACGGTACTAGCTGAAGATACAATGCCCAGCCCAAGCCACAAAGCACCACGACTGCGGTTAGCCATTGCAACAAGCGATTCAATGCTGGCTTCCAGTTTGTCAATTTTGTCTGACATTTCCTGAAATTTGGCTTCATAGTTTTCCACCTTTTGCCATAAAGCACCGTAGCGGATCAAGTCTATTCCGTTGTCCATATTAAAAAGTTCCGCAATTTACCGTATAAGTGCCAGTTTGCAAGAAGTTAACAGAAACAGCATCACCGCTTGCGGTAGCGTCTGCCACATTCTCAATCAGGTTGTTGGTCATATTTAATGCGCCCGTCATTGGGGTTTGACCGTCTGCGGCTACCGATTGGGTAAGCGCAGCAGCAATATCTGACAGCGATGTATTAGCCCAGCTAGATGTAATTGTTGTGCCTGTAACTACTGGATTACCTGCTGGTAGGGTATATGTACCCGATCCGTTTCTTGACATTATTTTTTCCCTTTTCTTAACTCATCTGCTATTTTTTCAGGTGTAAAGTTTAATGATTCTTGCACTTGTTTGGTTAGCTTTTGCTTTTCTAAGGCTTCTGATCCTACTTCAACCATTGGGCCAACCAACGGGATTCTGTTTATTAGCTTGTTTAATACCCTGTCCATTGCACTAGCAGTATTAGACTGATTGATACCTGCAACTGGGGAATTAATCGTAATGGCAGTATCTCTCAGGTTTCTAATTTCTTGTGCGCCTGACTTACCAAACATATAGTCTAATTTGCCTGATTTATCCAAATTTTTAACGATTATGTCAAATTGTTTAGGATTAAAATTACGCTGTCCTAAAGAATCTGTTTGAATATTGGAAGTAATCGCATTTCTAATGTTTTCAATAGTTTGACCTTGCAACTCTTTAAAAGCCTGTTGACCATTGGGTGTCTTTTTAAGGGTTCTTCCTAATGACTTTAAGCTATCTAAATCAGATTGCATTACAGCTTTATCAAATACCTTTTCTAAGGCAACAACTCTATCATTAGAATTTGGCTTTTTGCTTAATAAATCATTAACTAAACCAATATTTTCAAATTCATTAGCAAATTTAGTTCTTAACCGCCTTGCTTCTTTAAACAGATCACCGCCAGCGTTTTCTGTAACCCCGTCAATCATTTTTTTAATATCGCCACCAAACGCCATATTGCTAGGGCTATCGCCTGATAGTCTATTAACCATCTTGCGTACTTCTTCAATTTCATTTAAGGTCATTTCACCGTTTTTAGACAATTGATCCAATTTCATTTTGGCACTATTAATAACTGGAGCATTAACCGCTTCAGGTTCTAAAGTGTCAAGTTGGTCAATGATTCCTTGAACATTAACTTTTTGTTGACCTTCGTCAGATGCTCTAGCGGTTGTGTACGCACTCTTATAAGCATTTTTAGATTTATTGGCGGTTTCCCTTAATGCAGTATCAACTGCTTCACCAGTAGGTCTTAGGTAAAACGGATTAGCAACTTGCGCTCCTGTAGCATCTATATAAGCATCTAAGTTTTGACCAATTTTGGTATTTCTTAATTCTTGGGCTGCAATCAATGGTCTACCTATATCTGCTGGGTAGGTTTTCATTGTTTCAGCTTCAAACTGTTGATCGGCTAGGCTTCTTGTGGCTTGACCTTTGCTTAAATCAATAGGAACACGCAACTGCCTAGCCATTTCCACTCTTTGTGCGGCTAACGGAACTTCTGCTGCACCTGCGCCTGACATAGTAGAAACAGGGGCAGGGGGTGGCGCAACTTGTCTTAGGGCTTGTGCGATTCGTGGGCCAGTTTCCTGTACCGTTTGTGCAGCCTGTCTTACCTGTGTAGGTGTTCCGCTTACAGACCTTGCATAACTAGGTAACATTCCCACATTAGGAAGAACAGGGGGCAATTTACTGGCTTCAAGCGCACTACCCATGCTTTGCAGTATGTCTTGGCTTACGGGGCTAGTAGGCTGGTATTGAAACCGTTGTCCAAACTCAGGGCTATCAAGACGCTTATTAGTGCCTTGTTGGATGTTTTGTATAGCACCTGCACCAATCCCTAAAAATGGGGCTGCTGCGCCTGTAACAATGGCTGCTGGCACTTCATACAATGCCTTTACCCGATCCATCATGGTACGGGGTGGCTCTTGTACTACAGGTGGATTTGGCACTTCGCCAACTAGAGTAGGAACATCGCTGGTAATGATGTTTCCTTGATCCATAACAAATCCAACGGGTAAACCGCCTGATTTTTCTAGTACGAACCCTTGTGGAAGTGCCATTACTTGCCCCCTGCTGGTTTCCAGTTAATACCGCCATCCGTAGATACGATCCGCTGACCTGTTGTTGGGTTAGTAGCGTATTGAGGTGCGCCAATAGATACTTTACCAGCCGCTCTAGCAGCTTCAGTTTTAGCGTCACCTTGAGTTTTGGTGCTAATGCTATCCCAGTTACCTTCAGGATAATATTTTTTCTGCAAGTTAATCATTTCCTCAATAGTTCCCAAGCGAGAAGCAATTGGAATGTTTGGATTGCCTAGATCACCAGCAAGTTTTTGGTACAAGATAACATCCATTACACCTTGTGGGCCTTCAAACCTTGGCTGCTTCATTGTCAAAGCACCTGACAACAGATTTAATCGTGCATCAGCTTTAGATGCTTCACCACCGCCACCAAAAAATTCTCTAGTGCCAGTCACAATGTTAGACAATCTGCCTGAACTTGGTGCTTCTGAACTTAACAATGTAGAAGCGGATTTCATCAAATCAAAGCTATCTTTAGCGTTTCGTTGATTTTTAGCTAATTCATCGCTAAATTTAGCTGCTGCTTCTTGGTTTGCTTTTGGCGAAATAGTTGGATTGTATTGATATTGCGGCTGTACGGCAGGAGTAAAGCTGTCTTTAGGCGGTTGTGGAGCATTAGCCATTGGCATAGCAGGTGCGTTACCCATTGGCATACCGCCAGCAGCAGGAGCATTGCCCATAGGCATACCAGCAGGTACGCCACCAGCAGTCATACCTGTATTAAACATCAGGTTTGCGCTTGAAATAGCCTGATCTCCAGCCCGTAGATTTAGACTTGCCCGCTCATAAGCTGACATTTCAGGTTTAACACCGCCAATTTGGAACGAACCAATTGGATCAGGTGAATTAACATCAATAACACCTTCACGGGTTTTGCCTGTTTTCTCATCAGTAAAGCTGGCTTTTTCCCATTTAGGCCCTTGCGTCAAGTTCTTCATGCCAACAGCTTGCAATGCAGGATTATATGCAGTTGCAGCAAACAAGTTAGCAGCTTGACGATCAGGTACATTCTGTGTCATCAATGGTGCGCCTGTGGGAGTTGGCCCTGCCAATTCACTCTGTTTAGGATTCATCAGGTTTTGATACTGGCTTAACTCATCACCGTAACGCTGACGCAATTGAGAAGCTAAAGCTAATGCTTGTTTATCGCCTTTTTCTGCCATGCGTGTGCCAGCGTACATTTGCGCTAATGGCAGTACATTTTGAAAAAAGCTAGGGGCAACATAACGCCCGCTAACCATTTGTCCTTGCGGTTGCTGACCACCTTGCTGCATTAGCATTTGCGCCATTTGTTGCTGGCGGTTTAGCTGTTGCTGCTCTGCAAACAGTTCGGGGGGTAAAGTTCCAGCGGGATTGATCGCCATAATTAAAGACCTCGTTCTTGTGCTGCAAGCATTCTGCTTGTTTGCGAGTAAGGATCAGTTCCATATTGGTTTGAAATGCTATATTGCGTCATTGGGTTATAAGTACTTAAACCGCCCATTTGTGCATCTTTAGCATTAACAGCAGCTTGGTCAGGCTTATCTTTACGCAACATTGCAGCCATCATCATTGGGTTCATCCCACCGCCCTGACCAGTTTGACCAGCAGCCTGCGTTAATGCTTGACCTTGTTGCATTGCCGCATTTTGATTCGCTTGTTGCAGCCCAATGTTTTGAAAAGCTGGGTTTAGTCTAGCAAGTTCATTAGGATCGGTAGGCTGCATATAAGAGCCTACATTAGTGAAATAGTTGTTATTCATTTAACGCCCCATAATTAACCATTTTGTAACCATCTGCATTGGTAATAACTGCTTCAGGTTGCACCAATTCAACTTCTTGAGCCATAACACCAACAAATTTACCATGCCCTGCAATGTCTTTGTATTCAGGTTTGTACTCAAATTCATAGACTGGCAAACCGTTTGGCAACCAATGAATCTGCTTAATGTTTTCTTTCATGCGAATGTCAGAGAAAGCCATAATTCCAGCACCGCCTAATCCCATCAAGCCTTGATTAAAATTCTGTTGGGCAGCTTGCTTTTGGTTAAAGTCACCCATCTGAGCGTTGTAACCCATCTGCGCTGCGCCTAATATGTCAGCACCGCTGGTTGTAGCTTGCTGGGCAGAATTAACAAATGACGGGTTTTGTACCTGTGCGCCAGTACGCAATGCGCTTAAAGTGTTAAGCGGCATATTGTATTGGGTCAATGCTTGGTTATAAGCCTGTTGTTGCGCTTGATTACTCAAATTAGCACCAGCTTGCTGATTTGCAAACATTTGTTGCATAGCAGCGTTGTTTTGCTGATTAGCGGCTAATTGGTTTTGATAACCTTGTTGCCCTGCTTGATTGTTAAAACCTAATCCAGCTAGTTGATTTGCGTAGTTCTGTTGGGCTGCTTGGTTGCTTAACTGAACATTTGCGCCTTGCGCTTGGTTCTGTCCGAGCATTGCTTGGTTAGCAAATTGACCGCCTTGCAAGGCTTGACCAAACATATTTTGCTGAACATTTTGACCAGCCAATTGTGCTTGTGTAAGTAAGTCATTGGTCTTTTGACCTTGTTGCATCATGGCACGGTTATATGCTTCCGTACCAGCAACAATGCCTTGATTAGCTAATTGGGCCTGTAATCGTTCTTCACTTTGTTGGATCTGTGGCTGTAAGCGTTGATTTAGCAACGCAGTAGCTTTATCCCAACCTTCCATGCCTTGATAATCTAGTCCTGTTTGTAAAGTTGGCGCATTGCCCATACCTTGCGCTTGAGCAGCCGTTCCTGCTTGAGAAAACTGTGGGCCTTGACCAACTCTACCTAATTGTGGGCCTTGACCGCCATATTGAATAGCTGGGGTATTGGGGTTAAATCCACGCCCCATCACATCTTGTACTTGACCTAATTGGGATGTAATTGCAGAACCTAAACCCAAACTTGCGGCATTTTGGTTGTTTAGAAGTTGTTGTCCTGTATCAGATAGGCTTGTAGTGGCAGTCCAAGTCGGATTGCCGTATGGATCTGCACCTGTAATTGTGTAATTAAGGTTTCCATAAGGAGTGACTTGGTTTACACGGTTAGCGGCTGTAGCTGCACGGGCAGCGTCTAAGTTACCTTGTGCCGTTTCTTGTGCCGCAGCCGCATAATTTGGTGCTGCTGGCGCACTTGGCGCAGGGCCTAATCCTAAAAATCCACCACCACCCATGTCATTCTCCTCTTACTGTTCTTAAAGGGCATTTGATGTCGAGCCATCGACAATCTTCACGCCTCATAGCCATAATCACTAAATCACCATCCATGTGAGCATCAGGGATTTCGGCTATTACTTTAAAACCAAGGTGTCGGTTTAGTTTTAGGGCAGATTCATTATCTGCACA